CGCATTGGGTCAGCCTGTCAGGTTCGGATGCGGCTGCCGGTGTCGGCCGATCAAAATCCATGGGCGACAATTCATACTGCTACGGCGACGCATTCGACCTATTTGCACATTTCGAACATGGTGGAGACTTCAAGGCTGCCGTGCGAGCCTATGGCGCGGAGATTAAGCCGACAATCACCGCACCGCCGCCGTCAGCCGTTCCTGTCAGCCCGCTGGATGACTTCGACTACGTCCAGCCATCCGTATCGGATCACATTGCCGACGCGCAGCCAGAAAAAGATTACATCGACATACCTATGGGCGACAAAGAGCCGCCGAAGGAAACCGAACACTGGCCGACACGCTACAACTATAAACCCGGTGCGGACATCCAGCCGCGACAATGGATATACGGCCACCATTACCTCAGATCGTTCATAAGCGTTATGGCATCGGCCGGCGGTGTGGGCAAAACAAGTTTGCAGATCGTCGAGGCGTTAGCCATTGTTACGGGCAAGTCGCTACTAGGCGAACCGATCAAAGAGCAATGCAACGTTTGGCTGGTCAATCTCGAAGACCCGTTAGACGAGTTGGATAGACGGATTACCGCTGCAATGCAGCATTACAACATCAAGCCGGACGAAATCGCGGGCAAGTTGTTCGTCAACGCTGGCAGAGATTTTAGCCTAAAATTCGGCACACAAACCCGCGACGGTGTTCTTCCGAACGTCGCCCTAGTCAACTATCTGATCGAAGAGATACCAAAGGCAAACATCGGCGCGGTATTCATCGACCCGTGGGTGGGCGCTCACAGTGTCAACGAGTCGGATAACGGTGCTGTGAACGCCGTCGTCGCGGAAATCCGTAAGGTGGCCGACGAGACAAACTGTGCCGTCGTGTTGGTTCACCACATCCGCAAAGGTAACGGGGAAGATGCCTCAATCGACAGCGTTCGAGGTGCTGGCAGCCTTATAGGTGCGGCCCGTGCTGCCCGTGTGATCAACAAGCTATCCAAGGACGAAGCCGCACGCCTAGGCATAGAAGACGACGAAGCAAACTCAGTTTTTCGAGTGACAGACGGCAAATCTAACCTCGCACCGCCTGCCACCGAAGCCGTCTACCGTCGCATGATTGGCGTGAAGATAGACAACGGCGAATGGGTCGGCGTCTGCGTTGCCTACACGTTACCGGACGCATTCTCAGGTGTCACAGGCAAAGACGCAAAGAAAATTCAGCAAATCGTGGCTGACGCCCACACAAACGGGAACGCTTTTAGAGAAAGTTCACAGTCAACAAACTGGATAGGAAACGCTGTAGCCGAATTACTGGACATTGATATTAACGAACGCAAGGGAAAGGCCAAAGTTTTAGCAATCGTTAAAACATGGATCAAAACAAATGTGCTTACCATCGAACGGGTATTCGACCAGAAGAAAGGCCGAGAGTTTCCCGTTGTCGTCGTCGGCGAATGGATCAACCACGATGAAGTTTGACCGCTGCGAGAGTTTCCCCACCTACGCTTTTACAGGTGGGGAACAGGTGGGGAAGTGGGGTATATTTATCGTTCCCACCACCACCTTCCCCCCCTTTAGGGGGAGGTGGGGTGGGGTGATATACAGTTGACAGTTGCAAGTGGGGTGGGAAGTGGGGTGGGGAGATGTTGGAACGATGGCAAAGAAAGTTTGATGCGGTCAACAGTATGCTGGGGGGGACAATGGCACAGGTAAGAGCAGGAGAACACAACGACGGCAGGAATTTAAATCAATGCGGACAAATGCAACGGAGGTTGGGATGATTATCAACGGTCAGGCGCTTATTAAAGCTGCGCCAATTATAAACATGCTTACGGGAAAGCATATATTAAACGGGGTCAGTCATGGATTATCGCTGGCAGGCTATGACATCCGAATTGAGCAGGATGTATTCTTTGGGGGTGACAGGGTTAGAGTGGATGGCGAGTGGAAGGCGGGCAAGTTCACGCTGGCAAGCGCAATGGAAGAATTTGAAATGCCGTTTGATCTGGTGGGCGTTGTTCACGATAAGTCAAGTTGGGCAAGGCGTGGGCTGGCCGTGTTCAATACGGTTATAGAACCGGGTTGGCGCGGATACCTGACGCTCGAACTTGTGCATCATGGATGGCAGCCGCTGCACATCAAGGCGGGTTCAGGTATCGCGCAGGTTATCTTTAGCCAGATCGCCGAGCCTGCGGCATATTCGGGAAAATATCAGGATCAGGCGCGTGGACCTGTGGAAGCCAAGGACGAGCGGGCATGAAACGGCCAACGTATCAGAAAAAGACGGATCGCGTTATCCATCCGCAGGCGTCGGCTGACGACATTAAGGTTGATGTGGCGTTGGCTGGATTTACACGGGCAAGCGAGGCGATGGATAAGAAATGGGGGATAGGCGTGCTGGTGGGGCTGACAGGGCCGGAGACGCTCGCCAAGTGGGGTAAGGCTATGGCTAGCCTGTATGCCGCAGAGGATGAGAAGGATGCTGGCAAGGTAGCTGGCTGGGCTGAGGTGTGTGTGCGTGGGTTAGCCATGATGGATGCCGAAGCGACAGCGGGTGGACACCTTCCAGCCGATCCGCACATCTGGGAGTATGAGTTGGACGGGGTAACTTTTGGTGTGATCGAAGACGGCAGACAGTGGCCCGCAGCTTACCGCAAGCGAAAGGGGTTGCTGATGTTCAACATGCGAGAGGTGGCGGTTGCCTTGAATGCGCATCGCAACGAGTTGGTGCGACAGGTTAAAGAGAGTTTCCCCGGAGCAGAGGTGACGGCGATCAGGAAGCCAACGAATGACAGCTTGGATGACGATTTGGGGGATGTATTTGAATGAGCAAACTTGTGGACGTCACAAAGGAAAAACAAGGTGTATTCGGCCACAGGCTGGCAGAAGCGGAAAAGGGAGATCGCCTCATCTATCACGTCGGCGAATATTGTTCTGGCCCGCATAAACAGGATGCGGCCGATGCAAGCAATGGTGGATTGTGTTTGCTGGTGATGAAGCGGCTGAGTGACGACGGAAAATTTGCTTACATGGCGGTCAAGCGATAAGGCGCTGCGGTCAACAGCGCCTTGCATTTGTTTGAGGTGTTAAGATCAGGAACCGAAGGCTGCCCATAGTATGATTGAGCAATAATAGACGCCAACCATAAGGGCCGCGCAGGTGAGAGCGTCGCGGATCATGCCGACACCCATTTGATGCTTGTTTGGCCGTCGCAATCTGAACAGTCGGCATTGTCTTGAACATCAAGCAACATCCATGCTTGCTTTAACTCATCCCACGCAGCAAGCGCATCGAAAACAATGTTGTCGCTGTTACAGTGCTTGCATACGGGTTTTTGGTGTTGCTTGTTCATGCTGCCACCTCAAGCGCGTTGAGTTTGTTATAGGCAACATCAAGTTGAGTTTGGCGCACCTCTTCAAGCGCATCGTAAACTTCTTGGTAAACAATCCAGTAAGCGCACAAGGTAGCGACACCATACAGGCCGTTAGTCTTGAAAGCCTCATCAATCCCGCCGCAATCGTTTGCTTGCTCTTCGGCAGCATCAAGAATGCTTGAGGAAACATTGCCGCAAAGTTTCATGGCGGCATGGTTGTATATAACCCAATCCCAGCTATCAGCTTCTTCATGCGCAATATCGCTGTGATCTTCGAAAGCTTCCAGTTGGCCCATGTATTCCTGCCATGCCTCGGTTGACTCATCAACGGGCTGTGACGGAATGCGCTCCAATGCGGTTTCAGTTGCACGCTTGAGCAGATTTGCGAATGTCGGTTCCATGATGTTTTCCTTTGTTTGCTTGTTTGTTGGAGTTGTTAGGCGTTAGAGGTTAGCAGGTCCGGCTTTTTTGATTGCAGATTTAAGCAGATTGCTGGAGCTTCCACCAGCATACAATGGTATGGCCCAAGAGATGGTTTCTTTGTCATAACCAAGAAGCTGCATTGCATTCCATGCAACCATGCGGGCACGTTCACTTTTAGCTGTGTTATATGAGCAAAGGTCGCCCTCGCAAGATGGGCCGTCAATTTCACGCCAAGGCGACACGACGCGATATTTGTTTTCCGCATAAGCGTCGATGCGGCAATATTTGGATGCGACGCGTAGGGCGTGGCGCTGTTCGGTTGAGTTTGCCATGGTGTTTTCCTTTGTTTGCTTGTTTGTTGGAGTGTGCCAGCCCCATTTTCGAGGCTGGCCGTTGCTTTGTTATGCTACTTCGAGTTGTTCGATGACGCCAACAGACACAAGGCGGTCATATGTTTCTTTGCTTCCATCATACTTGATTGCGTCAAAATCGGTGCATTTCAGCATATAGCGGCCAGCGGAGCCTAGCGCGATCCATCCCATACCGCTATTGCAAAAGCGGGCAATCTCTTTAGTTTTGCATCCGTTAAATGTCGAGATCGACACATACATTGCGATAGCATCTTTAAGTTCTTTGACGATGAAAGTTTTGTGCATGTTGCATTCCTTGCTTGTTTTACAGTGTGTTTGCTGGTCTGGCCTTGTTGCCATGGTTACTTGTAGCATGTGCGCAAACGCATTGCAACACCATTTATTGCGTTATCGCAAATATTTTCACGGCAGGCTTTACGCTGCCCCAACGACGGCAGAACCAGCCCAGCAAACACGTCGCCTCGCGTGTGGGCGCGTGAACAGGGTTGGCATGGTTAACTTGGGCCGGCATATTTTGTGGTAACTACTTACCACATTTTGACATGGGTTATCGCAAGCACACGCGAGATTTGACATAATACAGGTTATCGGATGTTTGTCCGCGCCCGCTGCGGGGGTCAAAGGTAGGTTGACGGTGCTGGCTGGGACCCCCCCCCGGTGGCAGGGGTTTAGGCGGGGCAGTCTATGATGCTCCCCCACACACATCTGCTAACCCACTTCACACATCCCGTCAACTGAAATGCGAACCCGCATCAACCCGCGCCAAAAAAAATTATAAATTGCGCTGAAAACCCAAGTTGCCTATATGTTGCTACATAGGCCCTGTGTGGGGTAGAGAATGCGAGGCAACACGGCCCACGCGCTCAGGGTGCAGACAACCCCCACGCCAACTTGGGAGAACACGATGGCTGGCCGTGCGTTAAAGAAGCGTTTGTTTGGCGAAATTGAGGCTCTCGGCGGTGTTGAGTGGTTGCAAGATTACATTGCCGAGGGTGGCACGATTTTGGATCTGGCAACCAAGTTGGGGTGTTCGCGCACATATTTGAGCCGGCACATCAACGCGCATCCAGAGTATCGGGCCGTGATCAACGAGGGTCGGCGCGAGTATGCGGATCAGTTGGCCGAGGAAGCCTTGGCGATAGCCGACGGCATGGCTTTGTTGCCGACGATTAACCGCGAGCAGGTGGCGGTTGGCAAGGAGCGGATTGACGTCCGCAAGTGGATGGCGTCGGTTAACAATCCCGACAGGTTCCGACACAATCCGAACGGGCCGAACGTGACGATTAACATCGGGCAACTGCATTTGGATGCGTTGAAGAAGCGTCGGGACGGCGGCATTACGATTAACGCGGTGGCCGAAGTTGTTGACGCGGTTGCGGGGGGTGGCGACGATGAGTGACGGCGGCAACGTGGTTAACTTGTTCGAGCCTGATATTTCGGTCGGCGACGTGTTGGTGGCGGCGGCTGCCAAGGGTTTGGATACCGTGCTGGTGTTGGGTGAGACGGCCGAGGGTTCGCTGTATGTGGCGGCGTCGGGGGATGTGTCGCGCAAGGATGCCTTGTGGCTGATCGAGATGGCGAAGATTTATGCGATATTGGGGGATGACGACGAGTGAGCAAAGATAACCCCTTCGAGGAGATGATCGCACGGTATGGCATGTCGGCCGAGGGTCCGGGTTTGTTTGTGCGTGAGATCCTCGGTGCGACGCCGGAAGCCTATCAGGATGATTTGTTGCGTGCGGTCGGCGGCGGCGAGCGGAAGGTGTCGGTGCGGTCGGGGCACGGCACGGGTAAGTCAACCAGCTTGAGTTGGAGCATGCTGTGGTTTTTGCTGTTTCGGTATCCGTGCAAGGTTGTGGTGACCGCGCCGACCAGTGCGCAATTGTATGACGCCCTGTTTGCCGAATTGAAGCGGTGGATTAACGAACTGCCCGAAGCGTTGCAGAGTTTGGTTGAGGTGAAGACCGACCGGGTTGAATTGATCGCGGCCCCGTCGGAGGCGTTTATCTCGGCTAGGACGTCGCGGGCCGAGCAGCCCGAAGCGTTGGCTGGGGTGCATAGCGATAACGTGATGCTGGTGGTTGACGAGGCTAGCGGCGTGCCGGAGCAGGTTTTCGAGGCTGCCAGCGGTTCGATGTCGGGCCACAATGCGATAACGATTTTGGCTGGCAACCCGACACGGTCGACCGGCACGTTTTACGAGACGCACAACCGGCTGTCGGATCACTGGCATACGTTGCATTGGAGTTGCGTCGAGAGCAGCCGGGTATCGGATGAATTTGTCGAGGAGATGAAGGTTCGCTACGGCGAGGATAGCAATGCCTACCGCATCCGCGTGCTGGGCGAGTTTCCCTTGGGCGACGACGATACGATCATCCCGCTGTATCTGGCCGAGGCAGCTAAGGGTCGGGATGTGGTTGCGTCACCGACGACGAAGGCTGTCTGGGGGTTGGACGTGGCACGCTTCGGTAGCGACCGGTCGGCATTGGCTAAACGTGTCGGCCCGATCATCACCGAGGTTGAGACGTGGAAGGGTTTGGACCTGATGCAGACCGTCGGCAGGGTGAAGGCTCAATACGACGGCTTGATGTCTGCGGACAGGCCGGCAGAGATCCTTGTGGACGTCATCGGGCTTGGGTCTGGTGTCCATGACCGCCTGCGCGAACTGGGGCTTCCTGTGCGTGCTGTGAACGTCTCCGAGGCTCCGGCTTTCGGGGCGACGTATAACAATCTGCGCACCGAGTTGATATTCAGGTTTCGGGGTTGGCTTGAGCAGCGGGGCAGCCGGTTGCCCGCCGACGGCGAACTTATTGCGGAATTGACGTCGATCAGGTATTCTTTCGGCAGCAGCGGCAAGATGAAGGCCGAGAGTAAGGACGACATGCGCCGGCGGGGTTTACGTTCACCCGACAAGGCCGACGCGGTGTTTCTTACTTTCGCCGGTGACGCCGCCACGTCGTTGGGTTCTCCGACGGGGAACTGGTCTAAGCCGATACGGCGCGGGCTAAAGGGTATATGCTGAAAGCAACATGGAGAACCGCCAATGAAAAAGCCAACTAAAGCCGCCGCCAAGATCGCCAAGGTTATGGGTGAATACAAGGCTGGCACGCTGCACGCCGGCGTCGACCCCAAGGGTCCCAAGAAGGCAGCCACGGTTACCAACCGCAAACAAGCTGTCGCCATCGCGTTGTCGCAGGCTGGCAAGGCTAAGAAGGGCAAGATGTGATGGCAAACGAAACCATGGGCCGGATCGTCACGCCGGAGATTGTCAGCACGGCTGAGAACAAGGTTAACTTGCAGCGTGTTGTTGACAACTGGCATCTTGGCCCGGACAAGGCCAGCCCGAAGCCGGGTGCAAATCCTGAATTTTGGGATAGCTTGGCAGGTATCTGGGGTATCTCGTTGCAGGAAGCACGTCGGCAGTTGTGTGCCAATTGCGACTACTTCGAGAATACGCCTGAGATGATGCGTGCCATGGAGAAAATCCCGTTCAACCAGTTGGATGCGGACGGCGGTGGTCGCGGGTATTGCCACAAATTTGACTTTATCTGCCACAATCTGCGGGCCTGTCAGGCATGGGAACGCAAGGATTACGAGGCTGACGAATGACCATAGCCACATACGCAGAGTTGCAGTCTGCCATCGCGGACTTCCTTAACCGGGATGACTTAACGGCGGTTATCCCGACGTTCATTCGGTTGGCCGAAAGCCGCATCGACCGCGACCTGCGTCACTATCGGCAAGAAAAACGCAGCACGGCTCAACTCGATACGCAATACAGCGCCGTTCCCGCCGACTACATGTCGCCAATCAGGTTGCAGATTTTGGATGGGTCGACCAACCCGGTTGAGCCGATCAGCACGGCGCAGATGTTACAGCTTCGCGCTGACAACTATAACCAAACAGGCAAACCCACGCACTATGCATTGACCGCCGGAGGCTTGGAGTTATATCCGACGCCTGACATAGTATATAACGCTTCCTTGGTGTACTATGCCCGTGTGCCGGCTCTGTCTGGCGCAAACACGACGAACTGGCTGCTGACCGAGGCCCCCGACGCCTACCTGTATGGATCTTTGGTTCACTCGGCTCCGTATCTGAAAGACGACGCCAAGGTTGCGGTCTGGGATGGATTGTATAAGGCTGCGATGGATAACCTGAACGCAACTTCGGACGATGCCAAATACGGCGGCTCCGGGTTGGTTATGAAAACCAAGAGAGGTGCGCCGTGAGTTTTACCAATGACGCGGAAACCCGCACGCTGCAATGGCTGTTCACGGCTGGCACGCCTACCCGGCCGACGGCTTGGTATATCGGTTTGTTTACGGCTGCCCCCGGTGAGGCTGGCGGCGGAACCGAGGTTAGCGGTGGTTCATATGTCCGCATGGCGGTAACTTTGTCCGTCAGCGGTGACACTGCTACCAATTCGGCTGCGGTTGAATGGCCGACGGCGTCTGCAAGCTGGGGCACGATTACGCATATCGCGGTGTTTGACGCTTTGACGGTTGGCAATATGCTGGCCTACGCGACGTTGACCGCGTCTAAGACGATTGCATCAGGCGACGTCCTGCGCATTCCTGCTGGCGACTTAGACATCACGCTGGATTGATCCTGACATGGCAACCATAGTCACACGGGCGGGAAAAGGTAGTCCACTCACGCACGTTGAGGTGGACGCCAATTTTACAAACTTAAACACTGGTAAGGCTGATACTGGCGCAAGCGGATTTGCTGGGTTGATGGGATATACGTCAACGGCTACTGCGTCTGGGACAACAACCCTTACAAACGCCAGCACACAGTATCAATTGTTTACTGGCACTTTGGCTCAGACAGTTGTTTTGCCCGTTACGTCTACGTTGGCTACGGGCTGGACGTTTCATATTGTCAACAATTCTACAGGAAGCATTACAATAAACTCATCCGGAGGAAATCTTGTCTGCACATTAATTCCGCAGGCTACCGCCATGGTTACTTGCATTGGCATTACGCTAACTACTGCCGCAGATTGGGAGTTTGGTTTTACAGATTTTGGATCTCTCACAGGCACGGGTTCTGTAGTTCTAAATACAGGTCCGACAATAACCAGTGGCATTTACAGTGGCACCGTAGGTGCATCCAACCCATCTACTGGTGCGTTTACCTCTGTCACTGCAACAACTAGTATATCTGACGGAGTTGGCAATGTTAGAGACATTGTTAACAGCGCAAAAGTTGCAGCTTATGTCCCTGTTGTGGGGGATAACGGCAAGATGATTAACATCACCACAGGTGGCGTTACAATCAACTCCGGCATATTCTCCGCTGGACAGAACCTTACCATATACAACAACAGCGCATCATCACAGACGATTACTCAAGGCACGAGCGTCACACTTTGCTTGGCTGGTTCAGCCACCACGGGGAACCGCACACTTGCATTGCGTGGCATAGCTACTGTCGTATGCGTTGCGTCTAACGAGTTTGTTGTTTCAGGGGCGGGCTTAACGTAATGCCAAGTTCAGTTGGTCTTTTATCAAACACACCTTTTTTTGCCATCGGTGGCACAACGACAGACACAAGCGGCTATAGAATACACGTCTTTACCACATCAGACACATTTACCACTAACTTGGCCCAAGGCACAAAGGGCATTGAAGTTTTAATGGTAGGTGGCGGTGGCGCTGGTGGTAGCAATGGCGGTG